CATGGTATCGTCACATGAGACTAATTTATCAAGATGATAAAACATGGCAAGAAGTTATTGAAAGTGTTACTAGTCAAATATAATGGGCCTAGGTGACTGGATCATGGCCTCAGCAGAGGTTAAAGAAGCAAACGAAGCTACCGGTAAAAAGGTTAAAATTGGTAACGGTGTTAGCATGTATCTTGATGATCAAGTATTTGCTAATAATTATCGTATGGCATCTCCGGAAGAAAAAGATGTCGTATGGGTTCATAATTACCCTAAACACAGGCCTTATTTAAAAGGCGAACAAGATGGCCACATGATATTTAATGATGGCTATAGGCCCAAGCCTGGTGAAATATTTTTATCAGATAAAGAAAAAGCATGGGCTGATAAACAAATTGATAAGCCATTTATACTTATAGAGCCTAATGTAAAAAGTACATTTATTCATACTATCAATAAAGCATGGGATAAATGGGATCAGTTAGTTAAGCATGACTTACCATGGTTACAAGTAGGTAATTCTAGTGCTAAAAAATATACAAATTGGATAGAAACAAAAACATTCAGGGAAGCATTAGCTATACTAAATAAAGCTAGTGTTTTTGTAGGGACAGATGGTGGTTTACATCATGCAGCCGCAGCTTTAGGCATACCATCTGTAGTTATTTGGACAGGCTTTAGTTCACCGAGGCACTTAGGATATGATACCCATAGAAATATACATGACGGTTCAGAGCCATGTGGGACTTATAATGGCGTATGTAAACATTGCCTTTTAAAAGCAAAACAAATTACCGTAGAACAGGTTTTAGATGCAGTTAATACTGAGTGGTATAGACCGCAGAGATAAGGTTTTAATGCGCTTGCAAAAGCATTGCAAGGGTGTTTTAAAGAAAGAATGGGACGGTAAGTCAATTCCTGTGGTTGTTGGCAATGGAAGTGGTGCTGATAAGATACAAATTGAGTGTAGAAAGCAAAACATACCCTATATTCTTATAGACCATGGTTACTTTCATAGAAGTTTTGATCTTGACTGGGCTAGGTTTTGTGTAAATAACTATCATTGTACAGACTGGCGTACTTCAGATAGAAAAATACCTGAAGTTAAAGAATATAGATCAGGTGAAAACGTAATTATACTACCGCCTGCTGATAAAATAGCTTATATCTACCAAACTGCAGACTGGTTAGATAAAACTGTAGAAGAAATACGCAAATATACCGAACGCAAGATCATAGTTAAGCGAAAAGGTGAAGGTGACTTTAACCAAGCTGTAAAAAATGCTCATGTAGTAGTAAGTTTTGGTAGTGTTGCAGATGTAGAAGCAAGTATTCGTGGTATTCCGGTCATTGTATCAGAGCATAGTCCGGCCATACCTATTTCAAACAAAATTCAAGATATAGAAAACTTAAAATACCCAGATAGAACTGAATGGTTACGCTCATTGGCTAGTGCTGAATGGCATAGAGATGAGATGGACAAATGCTGGGAAAGATTAAAGGGACAATTAGATGGCATTTACAAATTATAGTTCATTTGTTACAGTAGTAGAAAACTACTTAGCAAGAACAGACTTAAGTTCACAAATACCTGACTTCATTCAGTTAGCACAAACAAGAATGTCACGTGACTTAAGAACTGAAAAGATGCTAAAAGTAGCTACTGCACCTATAACTGCAGGTGATGGAACTGTAGCAGTACCTTCAGATATGTTAGAGGTTAGAGAAATACATATACAAGGTAACCCTGTAGTTCGTGTAGCTTATCAAAGTCCAGACTTATTCTTTAAAGACGGTCTTACAACGACTTCAGGTATATCTGTATTTTTTACAATGTTAGGCTCTGAATTTCAGTTTGCTCCTGTTCCAAATGGTTCACAAACTGTTCAAATTCTATACTATGCTCAACCTACATTTATATCAACAACAACAGCTAGTAACTTATATCTAGCTAACTACCCAGACGCTTTATTATACGCAACTCTAGCAGAAGCAGAGCCATATTTGATGAATGATGGTCGTATTCAAACATGGTCAGCTTTATACGATAGAGCAATTGCTAACATTAAGACAAGCGACTTGGGCCAAACATACCCATATACTTCATTAAACGTAACACCACGATAAGGAAAACAAAATGGCAGAAATTTCAAACTACTTAGAAAATGCAATTATCAATGCAACTCTAAGAAACACAACATATACATCACCAGCAACTGTGTATGTATCATTATGGACTTCAGATCCTACAGATGCAGGTAGTGGTACAGAAGTATCAGGTGGATCATACGCTAGAACAGCAGTTACATTTGGCGCACCATCCGGTGGCGTGTCAACAAATAGTGCAGCAGTAGAATTCCCACAAGCCACAGCTTCATGGGGAACTATTGGCTGGATCGGTATTAATGATGCTTCTACATCTGGTAACTTACTTTACCATACAGCATTAGATACATCTAAAACTATTGACACAGGTGACATATTTAAAATTGCTACAAGCAATTTATCTGTAACATTAGCTTAAGGTAAATTATGCCAGTACCAATGACGCTAGAAGAGCTAGACGTTTATGGTAGCTTGGAAAATGTACCATATAGTTTAGATAACACGTTTTATAATAATGGCACTACAATATGTGGTCCATGGACACTAGATCAATTAGACTATTTCGGTAGTTTAGATAACTTACCATTCTCACTAGATGATCCAGTATGGACAACTGGTGCATGTTTTAATTTAGCTACCGGTGCAATATCAGGTGATGCTACAGTAGCTACAAATGCTATTAGAGTTAGAACAGATAGTGGTGCTATAATAGGTAATGCAAGCGTTACTGCAGATGGTATTAAAATATTAGTAGGTGAAGGAAGTATTACTGGTAATGCGACAGTAACTTCAGACGCAATACGTATAAGAACAGATAGTGGCTCTATTAATGGTACTGCTACTGTAACAGCAGATGGCGTAAGAGTATTATCAGGTAATGCAAGTATCACAGGTGACGCTACTGTCACTTCAGATGCTATACGTATTAGAACTGATAGTGGTTCTATCACAGGCAATGCGACTGTTACTGCTAACGCTGCAATAGTATTAACAGGTAGCGCAAGTATTACAGGTAATGCAGACTTAGAGGCCAATGTTACAAGAATTACATTTGACTCTGCAAGTATATTAGGTGAAGCTACAGTCACAGCTAACGGTGCTAAAGTCGTATCATCTAGTGGCGCTATTACTGGATATGCTTTATTAACAGGCATAGGTAATGCTATCTATGAAAGCTCAGGTAGCATTACAGGTAACGCTACAGTCACAGCAAATGGTATACGTATATTATTAGGTGACGCAGATATTACAGGTAGTGCAACTGTTACAGCAGATGGTTTAAGAATTAGAACATCTACAGCAGATATTACAGGCAATGCTACAGTATCAGCAATAGGTGGTGTAGAGTATTCAGGCAATGCAAGTATATTAGGAACAGCACTTCTTACTTGTTCACCTAATGCTATTTTATATGGCGTAGGTAGTGTTACAGGCAATGCAAATATCATTGCTAATGGCATCATACAAGGTAAAAACTGGACTCCTATTACACCTGGCTCAGAGTCATGGAATGATGTAACACCAAGTAGTGATACTTGGACAGAAATAACAGCAGGTGCAAGTTCATGGACTGATATATCTCCAGGATCAGATACATGGACAGCAACAAGTTCAAGTAGTAATACGTGGTATCAACAAATTTAAGGAACAATTATGGCAAAAGATAAGATCAGTCAGTACGCATCCACAAGTGCTGGCGCAAATTTAAACACAGACATTGCAGGTATTAATATTGATGAGGGCTGCGCACCTTCTAATATTAACAATGCTATTAGAACACTAATGGCTCAAATTCGTGACTTGCAGTCAGCAGCAAGTGGAGACTCTATACCTATAGGTGCAGGTGGTACAGGTTCTACTACAGCATCTTCAGCAAGAGCAGCTTTAGGTCTTGCTATTGGTACAGACGTTCAAGCATATAATGCTAATAATGCTGTCACTTTCT